CTGAGAAGATTTTACATGAAGATGTGGTAGATGCCATTGATGGTGTGATGAGTCTTGTGCCAAACTACGCAGGGCTATCAAAGAATAGGAAATGGGTATTAATTGATATGTGCTTTAATCTTGGCAGAGATAGGTTTGGGACGTTTGTAAAGATGTTGGATGCTGTTAGGCGTGGTGATTTTGATAAGGCAGCTGATGAAATGAGGGACAGTTTGTGGTTTGAGCAGGTTGGTAATAGAGCGTATGAACTTTATAATATGATGAGGGAAGGGTAAGTGTTTAGTAAATTGAAACGTATAAAGCTTTTGGGAAAACTTTCGTGGAAGCTTTATCAAGTGTATAATCATTATCAGGAGGTAGGCAACATGGGTGACTTTTTTAGGTCTAAGAAAGCAAAGGCACTTATTATTGGTGCTGTTACGTTGGTGCTGGTTAATGTACTGGATGTTCCAGAAGAGACGGCGGCAAAACTTACGGAAGCCATAGAAGTTATATTTGCCTTATACCTTGGTTCTCAAGGGATTGCAGATGGGTTGAGCAAAGGTGCAACTTCTAGCGTAGCTAATGGGAAGAACGGTGAATAACACTATGTATATTTAATATACATAGTTGTGGGAGGTGATGGGAAGTGGCAGAACAACACTTTACAGATGCTGATAGGGCTAACTTAACAGCAGTTTTACAACACACATCGGCCATTCAGCAGTATATCAAAGATCACAGTGAGCTGCATCAAGCTATACAGAGGCAGTTTGCTGAAATGGATAAGCGCTTTATTGATACTCATGCGAGGATAGACAAAATTAATAAGGTTAGAGACAAGGTTACATACGCCTCTGGTGTTGTTGCAGGAGTTATCTTTTTGTTTGGTATATTGTGGAGACTGAAAGTATTTTAAAGGAGGAACAATGCAGGAATCTGAAAAGAGTAAAATTTTGGCTGACATTGATAGCGCTCTTGAAGAGGCGAAAGGGCCTAAGCCTGAGGCTAGCTTGACGGATGATCAGGTAATTCGTCAACAGCAGGCAACTATTAAAAGGCAAGAAGATACAATAACCAACCTGCGAAATGCTCTGGAAAGGGCTAATATAAAGATAAGCACTCTTGAATCGAAGGGTGGGTCGGTTGAAGCGGTGTCGGAGGATGGAATGGTGTTTAATAGGGAAGGATTTCCAACCATTGGGCACTTCACCAGCGCTGTAAGGAATAAGATGAAAGAGCTTAAGGAGAGTGGTAAGGCTTTTAAGAAGGTAAAGCTGAGTCCTTCAATTATTAAGCTTGAACTTTTGAACGTACCTTTGGAAGAGGGATAGTTAGATGGAAATAGCTGCTCCGTGGAATATAGTTATTAGGCAAGGTGGAACATACAGTGAGCGGTTCCAGTTGAGGAATGAGGATAATAGTATTTTTGACCTTACTGGTTATACAGCCCTAATGTACATGAAGGAGAGGAAAGACTCCCCAAATACATTGGCCACTTTATCTACTGCGGATCGTAAGATAGTGCTGGGTGGTACGGATGGAACTGTTGATTTGCTGTTGAACAGTTTGGAAACAGCAGCACTTGACTTTAAGGTGGGATATTACGATCTTGAAATAAGAAAGGACGGAGTTGTAACTTCAATATTAGAGGGTTTTGTTACTTTAATTAAAGAAATAACAGCGCAGAGCGCTGAGGAGGAGGAATTGGCTGATCGACTTATAGGTCCAATAAGGATGGGCGCTGGTGCATTGTCTGATAATTACGATTATCAGAAGATAACCCTTCCTTGGAATGTTACTGTTACAAAGGTATACGCACGCTCGACCAGGAAGCCTGCAGCTGCTGCTCAGATAGATATTAGGAATGCTGAAAATGGTGGCGGTGAAGGGGTTAGTGTAACGTTTAGTGAAACTGATTTTACAGCAAGCAATGTGGTTGACAGTTTGGGGATTACGACAGATCAGCAGCTCGTGCTAAGGTGTGTGGATGCTGGAGAAAGTGCGCCAGGTGAGGCAGATGGGTTATCTGACCTTGAAATAACGTTGCATGTAACTACTTCGTAAAGGGGGTGGCTGTATGAAAAAGGTATTTGCTTTGCTTATTTTGGTGCTGGTCGCTTCAACGGTTGAAGGGCAGCCACCTGTTAGGATAAAAGCAGACAAGGTAACAACTGATACGTTGGTTGCTACGTATATGGATATTGGTAGTGAGTTTGTTGGTGACAGCAGCTTTACTGTATTAACTGTCAATGATTCACTTATCTTAACAGCTGATTATGCATTTGTATCAGGTGATGGTTATGCAAAACTGGTCAGAGTTTCAACTGGTGGGGTGATGTTTAGGGTTGCTGATGATTCCCTTGTTGCAGTTGGGAAGTTTTATCCAGATACAGTTTATGTAAATGATTTTCTGCAAATAAGCCGTGACAGTGCGTGGGTCCTTGACGATACCACTGTGTCTAGTAGAGGTATTCTCCGTATGGTGAATGTTAGCCATGGAGATAGATCAGGTTTGCTAATGCTTTCTACTGATGATAATGGTGTTAATGCAGCATTTGGTGAATGGCCAGTCCCAACTGTGGAACTGTTTGTGCAGTCAGTCAATGACCTTAACAGTGATTTGTGGATTAGTTCTGGTACTGGAGAAACAGAGCAACGCCTTGTGTTTGGTAAACTGAACCCAGAGTTGAAGGCACAGTGGTCAGTAATAAGCAAGGCTGATAGCATATTAACATTTACCAATAGTCAAGGAGGTTGGGTTCCGCTACAGTTGCATAAGGATACACTGGAAGCCACCATAATACGTGCGGATACTGTGGTTGCGGCACGAGTTGAAACTGATACGATAAGGTTGGATGCTGGGAGTGGTAAGGATGCAGTAATTGAGTTCAGTGAAAATGGTAGTGTACAGTGGACTGTAAGGAACGATGCAGATGATAATGCTTTCCAAATTGAAGATAATGCTCTCAATAAGAAAGTTAAGGTTACACACGATACTGTATATGTTGTTGGGCTCGTTGTTGTTGATACGTTACACGTAAATGACTATACACAAACTTACTCGCATATTAAAATATGGGGGCCTGAAGATCAAGATTGTAATGGAATACAGTTTTGGGAAGGTGACTCGCTCCAGTACAGACTTTACCATAATGATATATTGAGTGATGATGGATCTAGGACTGGGGATCTTGTAGTAACAGATAAGGACTTCAATGGAACATACCTCAGCATTTACAAGGACACCCTCGGACTCAATGAGGCGTCTATTGGTATTAATATACCTGGAAATGTGTACCCCACCATACCATTGACAGTGTATGATCCAGATGGGTCTTGTACCGTTTACTTTGCCGGAGCAGCCAATAATGATGTACTACTATGTTTTCTTGATCAAAGCACTCCTAAATGGACAATGTGGTATGATCAAAGTGACAACGAAGCGTTTATTATTAATAGGAGCCCTGATACTGGGCGTAGAATGAGGTTTGTTAAAGATAGCACGGAAATAATTGGCGAGGCGTATATTGACTCTTTGATTGTAGAAGATAATTTAAAAGTAACATCACCTGCATCGTTTAGTGGTACTACTACACTGAGTGGTGCTGTGAATGTTAGTGGTGCCCAAACTATCACTGGAAGTATGGATATAGGTCCTGCACATGCATATGCAGATACTTTGCATGTAAATCGCATTTATCCTGCGGACGATCCTACAACTGGTACAGGTCTCGAAACCCAGCTGCATTTGATTCATAATGAAACAGGTGCGCTAACTTTTCCGAGTTTGAGCTTAACCCAGATGGGTGCTGGTACTGGTATAGGATACAGGATAAGCGGATTTTATGATGTTCCTACTCACAATAATCGCTTCAGGATATTTTACGGTACAGATGTATTAGGCACACCATCTGAGACTGAGATATTTGGCGTGAACAATGATGGGGCGTTGCGTTTGACGGAGTCAATTACTGCATCTGACACTACAGGCTTGGATGATGGGTCACTTTTTTACATATCAGATACGTTAAGAGTTAAGGTTGGTGGAAAGTGGTATAACTTGGATATGACAGCATGGTAAAGTATATAGTAGTAACCAAATATTATTGGAAAGCTTACGTTGTAGGGAGTGGAGTGGTTAGGGTTAGGAAGTTCTCTGAATCCTTTACCTTAACAAGGAGACTTGCATGAAAAGACTTATTGTTGTATTGTTGGTATGTCAGGTTGGTATGGCACAAGCAGGTGTTAAGGAAAAGTTGAGAGGGGTTGGTCTTGGTTTTATTAAGGTGCTTAGGAATAGGGTGGTATGTGAAGCTATGTTTTATAGTGGATTGGCTGCATATTCCTACTTTAATGCTTGTAGTGATGCATATATATATGACTATATGTATGGAGACGGTATTACATATGGAAGGGCAACCAGAGGACACTGGCATGCTAATAAGAACTTAGCGAATGTAGGAATGGTAATGGCTGGTTATAGTTTGTGGGAAATGGTTAGGTCACACAAACTAACATGGACACGAGCAGCTGTAAAGTTTGGCACGGGAATGTGCGGAGCCAATGCGCTCTGGCACAGGACTTATTATTATGGAAGGTATGGAAACCAATTTCCTGAAGATGATGGATGTGTGTACAAGAATGCGATAGTTATACCGTGTCCAGGTGGTGATATTGTTAAAGGCCTTACAAGAGATCAGGCGAAAATGTTTGATTTGGCGGAGTGGAGTGTATTTGGTGCTGGTATTGCAATGTTAAGTGTATGGGGTAAGTGATAATGGAACAAGTTGGCAGAGGCAATAATGATACTGACTCCTGATTTGGAAGAAACGCTGGTAAGGTGTTACAACTCCACGGAGGTGTTTTGTAAGACTATATACCCTGAGGTGTTTGACTTACCAAACAGCTCTCATATACATAGGAAGATATATGATGTGTTGGATGATCCAACCGAGCGAAGGGTACTCATTGTAGCACCTCGTGGTATTGGGAAGAGTTCAATTATACAGTTGGGGTTTCCCAGTAAACAGATACTGTTTCGAGAAAGCAGGTTTATTGTTCCAATTAGTTATTCTGCAGCGCACTCTGTTTCAAGATCTGAAAACCTAAAACGGCATTTGACACAAGATGCGTTGATTAAGTCCCTGTTTGGGGATATGAGGAGTGATGTATTTTCAAAGGAGATGTGGGTTGCTGAGGTGGATGATGGAGATGGGAATAAGTATAGGTGTGGTATTTTGCCGAGAGGCGTTGGCCAGCAGGTAAGAGGATTGCTGTTTGATGATGATCGGCCTGACCTGATTCTTGTAGATGATATAGAGCACCCAGAAAACATGCCTTCCGAAGATCAGAGGAAGAAGTACTGGGAATGGTTTCATGCTGATGTCTGTAATAGTATTGATAGAGGGAAGAAGAATTGGCGTATAATTGTTATTGGTACTTTGTTGCACCAAGACTCATTGATAGCTAAGTTGATGGACGATCCAGAGTGGACAACTGTGCACCTTGAAATATGTGATGACAGCTATAAGTCGCTGTGGCCTGAATTTATTAGTGATGAAGAAATTGAAAAGATGGTTGAAGGGCACAGGAGACGTGGCACTTTACATATATTTTATAAGGAGTACAGGAATATATGTCAGGCAGACGAAACAGCCACGTTTAAGGAGGAGTATTTCCACCCATATAGTGAGATTGAGAGAATGCCGTCCAAAGATCCCAACGTTGAGAATGTGGTGTTGGTTGATCCTGCGAAGACAGTTGAAGTGCATAGTGCAGAGACGGGGATAGTTGGTGTTGGGTATAATGGAGTGAGCAATGAATGGTTGGTAAGGGATGTAGTTGCTGCGAAATTGCACCCTGATGAAATATATGAAGAAGCAATAAATATGTGTGAAAGGATTGATGCTAAGATACTTGGTATTGAGGTCACGTCCCTAAACGAGTTTGTAACTTATCCCTTCAGAAACGAGTTGTTGAGGAGGGGACTGGGTCATATAGAATTTATAGAATTGAAAGCAAGAGGGAAGAAGGAGGAAAGAGTTAAGGCGTTGATACCATTTTATAGGCAAGGATTAGTGAAGCATAATATTGCCTGTTGTGGCCCTTTAGAAGCACAGTTAATGGGCTTTCCTCGATCGAGGAGATGGGACTTAATGGACGCTCTTGCGTATATGGTTGAATTACTTGAAAAAGGCGAAAGATACTTCCACACGAGAGAGTATAGTGAGAAGAAGGAGGTTGTGGAAGCTGAGTATAAAGAGTTGTATAGTACATATGACAGGAGGCCACCAAGAATGTGGCGCCGATCGCCGTAACTATGTATATTAAATATACAAAGGTGTAAAAATTGGCTCAGAAGAAGATATGGTTTGGGGGAATGGGTGCGTTTCTGTATGATGATACAGATACATATACAGATGGTGTAACACGAGAGGGCGCAAGAATTGAGGGGCAGGTAAGGGTTGAGGAGGCCCCAACCGATCCGTTTCACGTGGTTAGGTTGGCTGATATTGGTAGTAATTTGAATAAGGAATTATTTAGAAATTTTATAGTACAGTCTATGATAATAAATGGGTATCAAGGTGGTAGAGAAGATGAATTTGTGGATGAGAGTGAAGTTGACACTGGTGCTTCTTCTAACGAAGATTACAGTGCTACTGGCGAGAGTTACTCTCCAGTTGCTGGTACGGATATGGTACTCATATCGACGGCGTTCACGGAACTTTTCAGGCCAGTGAATGCTATGCTGATTTTGTTGGAAGAGGATATAGATAGTATTACATTGAATACTGACTTAAAGGGATGGATAAGTGGTGATGGTGGTAGTAATTATGATCAGGTAACCTTGGCAATGTTAAGGGGATTTACAACACCAAAGATATTGTTTGGTACAGCTACAATAACAAATGTAGGCAATAGTATAGTTTGGAAAGTGTCGACTCACAACACCAAGGATTTGGTTATCCACGGTGTTGGAGCCTTATGGAATTAGGAGATAAGTTATGCCTCCAACCTTAGAAAATCCGATAGCTGGGCCTAGTAGTGATATTGGGCTGGGCAGTATAAACCTTGGATATGATTATCCAGAAGGATTAGACTTGAGACCAGGTAGTGAAGTTCACAACAAGTTGGTAAAGTTTATAATAGATAGAGCCACTGCAAGCAGGGAGGTTGTGCAAAGGAAGTGGGACAGTTGGAAAGAGATTGACAGAACATTGACTGCATATATAGATACAGACGATGAAGAGGAGGAGATACTGAATAGGGATGAAAGGAAGCCAGTGTCAATAGTTGTTCCAATGTCATATGCTACACTTGAAACTATCTTAACATATTGGGTGGCTGCGTTCTTGGAAGATCCTATATTCAGGTATGAGGGTATTGCTGATAGGGATAAAATTGGTGCTGCAATTCTTGAAAGGGT